ATGAAGCACACACGATCTCAGGATATTTAGTTCAGTTTCTGAACTAAAGTCATGGATAAGTATGCATACTTTGTACCAAGGTCAACTAGGAGGTGGCACGATGAAGCTTTGCGATAGCTGCGGGCACACGCACAAGCCTTGTGGTCAGCATCTCTATATGGACGTTGGCCGAACGTGTGCGCCGGGTTGCCTTGAGTGCTGGGCGCAGGACAACGCGGCCAGGGTGGCCAGCCTTGAAGCCCCGGCCGATCCCAGTTGGATCAAGTTTGATAGCGGCAAGGGGACCATCTGCCCCAAGTGTGGTCATTGGAACTGTGACGGTAACTGCTGATGCTCATCCCAAGCCGTGACTTCACTTTCGTCCGCGGCGGCCGCTCCTCCACCGTCGACGGAGTCCGAGTGGACTTCGACCGTGGCGTCGTCTACTTCGCCTGCTGCAACCCCACGTGCTCTGACACGGACTGCTGGGCTATGATGTCCATGGATATGCTCGGCCCACTGCAACTGATCCTTGAGGAGGAGAACCGCCATGCCAGGCCCTCAGCCACTTCCGCCTTCTCTCCGCCTGGCCACCGGCCGTACGGATCATACTGATTCAGGGGGCCGCCCTGTGGTCATGGGGCCAGATCTAGGCTACGCCACGCCCGTCGCCCCCGAGGCGCTCAGCGACAACGCTAGGGCCTTCTTTGACCGCATCGTGAAAGCTCTTGAGGGCCGCGAGGTGCTACGCTCGATTGATGCTGACGCGTTGACCGCAGCCGCTGAGACCTATGACCGCTGGCGCACCGCCGTTGATCTGCGGCACGAGCAAGGCTTGACGCAAGCCAACCGCTTCGGCCAGGAGCTCAAAGCCCCGTGGATCTCCATTGAGGAGCAAGCCAGCAAGCAGTTGCAGTCGTGGCTCCGTGAGTTCGGGCTGACGCCGAGCGCTGCGGCGAACTTGGGCGCACAAGGAAACGGGCCCCCATCCGAAGAGGATGAGAACCCGTTCAACTGGGGCGACGAGGACTAGCCGTTGAGCAGCTTGGCCCAGTCCTCCAAGGCCCATGTGCGCAGCATACGATCCATCAACGCTTCAACTGCGAGACTCGGGAACGAGGGCAACGGCAGGGGCGCATGGGTCCGGTTGTCGATGATGCTCTGGCCGTCTGCGCTGAGCGCGTAGCGTTCCATGGTGTACTCCCTTGTTGTCTTGTAACTAGAACCCTACGTGGGAGGTGCCGTGCTTGTAAAGCCTTTTGACCAAGATCTTTTGGACAGGTTGAAGCTAGCCCCCGAAGTGGCTCAGTACCTCGTGGACCGAGGGATCCCCTTCCCCACCGCGCCTCCCAAGATCCAAACGCCATCACCTGGCGACGTCCTCGACACAGCGTGGTTCGACCCCAAGCGCGTCGACCGCGTCATGCATGCGTTCATGGCCATGCGCCACACGCAGGGCGACCTGGCGGGTAAGGCTCTACGGCCGGACCCATGGCAAGTGGCCTACATCCTCGCGCCTGTGTTCGGGTGGGTCAAGCGTAACGACAACGGCAAGACTGTTCGGGTCGTTCGCAAGGTCTTCGTGGACGTGCCCCGTAAGAACGGGAAGACCACGATGTGTGGCGGCTTGGCCCTGTACATGCTGGCCGCAGACCGTGAGTACGGTGCGCAGGTGTACGCAGCAGCAGTGAAGAAGGACCAAGCGGCCAAACTGTTCGACCCTGTCAAGCAGATCGTAGACCAGTCGCCCAAGCTACGCAAGCACCTTCGCACGCGGCAGGGCAAGATCCTTCACCCTAGAAGTGGATCATACTTCAAGGTCGAGGCCAACGATCCCTCCGGCCTGCACGGAGCCAACGTCCACGCGTCCATCGTAGATGAAATCCACATCCACAAGACCCCTGATCTGATTGACGCGTTGGAGACTGGCGCGGGCTCGCGCTCACAGCCACTCAATATTTCAATCACCACTGCTGATGACGGTAAGATCGAATCACCGTATGCCCACCGCCGCATGCTCATTGAGCAGTTGGCCAAGGGCACGTTGGTAGACCCCGCCTACTACGGCGTTGTGTGGGCCGCTGATGAAGAGGATGACCCCTTCGCAGAGGCCACGTGGGTCAAAGCTAACCCTGGCTTCCCTATCTCGCCTACGCGGGACTTCCTTACCAACGAAGCTACTCTGGCGAAGAACTCCCCCGTACAGCTAGCCAACTACCTGCGGCTGTACCTGGGTCTGCGCACCAAGCAAGAGACCAAGTACTTCCCGCTGGAAGCTTGGGACGCCTGCTCCACTGGGCCCATTGACGAAGAGTCACTGCTCGACACTGTCTGTTACGCCGGCCTCGACCTTGCCCAGACGGACGACTTGTGCGCGTTCACCATGCTGTTCCCGCAAGACGACGGGTCCATCAAGGCCCTGTTCCGGCTGTGGACGCCTGAAGCTAACCTGCGCCGCCTGGATAAACTCACCTCTGGCATGGCCACCGTGTGGGTAAAGGCTGGATTGATCAAGCTGACCAGCGGCAACGTGGCCGACTACGATGTCATACAAGCGGACATCCTCGACCTGGCCGAACGATATGCCATCATGGACATCGCGTACGACCGATTTGGCGCAACCCAATTGGTAACCAATCTCACTAACGAGCGGCTATCGATGACACCTGTTGGAATGGGTATGTTGAGTATGTCGCCGGTGACCAAGGAGTTTCAGCGAAGGGTACTGCTCGGCCAATTCGACCATGGCCAGAACCCAGCGATCCGTTGGCAAGCCGATATGCTCGCGGTACACATGGACCCAGCGGGTAACGTCAAACCAGACCGTGATATGGTGCGCCAGGCGGGCGGCAAGATGGATGGTATTATGGCCGCTATCATGGCCATGGCCGGTGTCGTGCGCATGGATACCTCAGACAACGACGACGACGAGTACGGCTGGATCTAAGGAGGCGCTATGTTTGGTCGCATTGAGCCATGGATGCTCCACAAGAAGTACCTGGTCACGCTGACCAATGGTGAGGCATTCTCTGGCATCATTGAGCGGCGCACCAAGCATAGCGTTGTTCTACAGCAAGCCACCCAGTGGTCTTCTGCCGGAGAGATCAGCAAAGTTGACGGCCGCCTAATCATCGAACGGACGCGAGTCCTATACTTCCAAGAGACGAGTCCGCCGGATGATCATCAGTAACGGACTACCGTCCGGCTTTGGCGCGTCCAACGGGCTACCGCTACAGGCACTCGGCGAGACTACGCCGCTATCGGCCACCAGCTATTGGTACTCCACCGACGGTATGCCGCTTATCGATCGTTGGAGCACTTACGCCGCGATCTACGAATCACAGCCTAACATCTCTGGCATCATCGACAAGAAGGCCGCACTACTCGCGCGCCTGACGCCATTGGGCGTGATGGATCTCAGCGATCTAAAGCACCCAGCAGCGGACACCACTTCGGACTACGCCAAGCTGATGGCCGAGCCATGTAGCTTCTTGGACACGTTCGCGTTCTGGACGTGGTGGCATTCCATCTACCAGATCTACGGTGAGGCCTTCGCGATCAAGGTGCGCGAAGGCGGTATTGGCGTAGGTGGCCCGGGTGACCCTATCGTGTCGCTGGCCCCCATGCACCCCACTCGCACGTGGATCAAGCGCATCGGGCGCGGTCCTGATGGTCGTGGAGAGGTGATCGCGGGCAAGCTGTACCCACCAGGCGAAGAGGTCTATACCTTCACCCTCGGCGTGGCCAGCGACGGCCTGATCATCGTCCCGCGTTCAGAGGTCATCGCTCAACGCCGGTTCAACGCGAACACCCTCATGCGGGGCTCATCGCGCCTTGAGTCGCTGTCGCGTACCATTCAGAATGAGGACGCTATCCGGCGCTCCGTGTCTAGCACATGGCAGCGCGGGGCAATGCCCACTATCGTCATCACCCAAGAAGGCTCCGGCCAACGTGGTGCCGCTGAGCGCTTGCGCGCGAAGATTGAAGAGGCTCACGCTGGGCCTAGTAAGGCTGGCGGCACGCTAGTTCTTCCTGCGGGTATGACGGCGGAAGCCTTCCAAATTGATCCCCAGAAGATGCAGCTCATCGAGTCACTGAAGTTCACGCGGGAAGAGGCTATCTCCCGAATGGATCTGCCGCCTACGGCGATTCACATCATGGACCATGCGACCTTCACGAACATCACTGAGCAACTGCGCTCGGTCTACCGTGACGTGATGATCCCAGAGTTCGAGTCTCTTGAGTCCGTGCTCGACTTCGACCTTCGCCCTGAGTACTTTCCCACCCCTGATCACCGGGCCAAGTTCGACCTCAATGAGGTGCTTCGTGGGGACTTCGAGACCCGCGTTGACAAGGCCGTTGCTCTTCTCACCAACAACATCGGCACTCGTAACGAAGCTCGTGAGATAGTCGGCTTGCCTGCTAGCGATGAACCAGGCTCAGACAAGTTCTATGGCAACCAGGCGCTGGTGCCTATGACCGGTGAGACCCCGCTTGCGGCGGTCCGTACGACGGTCTCAGAGGCAGCAAACCCTACTCCTGCTGATTCGGCCGGGCTACAGGAGACCGACGCAACCCCAAAAGCCCCAGCCCCAAAGCCCCAAGAGCAAGTGACCAGGGCAATCATGGGGCGAGTGGGCCGAGCTCTTAAGGCCAATGACCGTGTTGCTCTTCGTTCGCGTCTAGAGCAAGAGCACATGGACGCCCTTAAAAATACCATAGACGACCAAAGGGCCTCTGTCAAGGGCCAAGGAGACACCATCAAGCTGAGCCAATTCGACGGCCCAGTTGACGACGCCTTGAACCCAGTGATCACAGCCACCGCGCAAGCAGGCGGGGCGCTCGTGGCCAAGAAGGTCAACAAGAAGTACGACGTTGGCTCCATGAAGAACTACATCGCTGCGACGTCAACTAGCACGGCGGCCGCTATGAACGCTGCTAACGAAGCAGAGCTTCAGAAGCGGCGCGACGATTGGGAGCTGAGCCATGGGCCATGGGACGATCAGGTTGATGACTTCTATGACACCAACGCTAGTTCACGTGCGGAACGGTTGATCACTTCACTAGTGACCACGTTCCTAGCTAAGGCTGGGCTTGAGGCCGCAACGTTCCACGGTATGACCGAGAAGACTTGGGACTACGTGCCCGGGCCCAAGGGCTCACGCGCGGACCACGCTTCAATGGCTGGCGAGATAGTTCCTCTGGCAGAGAACTTCAGCAATGGCATGGCTATTGCTGGGGACCCTAACGCAGATGCATCTGAGAACGCCGGTTGTCAATGTGTCAATGACTTCAATTAAGGAGACTTATGAGCGCGGACATTGTGCGCAAGTCAGTCACGGCGCAAATCGTTGACTCGGGCAGCGCCGACGACCCATTTCCGGGTACGTTTGAGGCGGTGCTAGCTACTGCGGACAGTGACCGCGAAGGCGAGACTGCCACGAAGTCCGAGTGGCAATTGCCGCTACCGGATTCCATTCCGATCAATCCTGATCACACCATGGACAACGTCCTACTTACCATGGGCAGTGCGACGCCTGAGCTTCAAGAGGATGGGACGCTGCTGATCAAGGGCCGCTACGCAGCCACTGATGACGCCCAGAAGCTACGCAGTTTGGTTAATGACAAGCACGTGACCGGCATGAGCGTTGAGTTCATGCGCAAACGTACCCCCAGCAACGCCAAGGGTGGTGCGCCGACCTACACGGTTAGTCGTGAGTTGATCGGGGGTGCGTTCACAAATTATCCAATCAACACGCACGCCCGTGTGCTCACCTCAAAGGCTGGCGCACGTAACAGCAAGTCTGACGCTGCAAATATCCAAGCAGTGCACGATGCGTCTATGGCACTTGGAGCTGATTGCGGGGCTCAAACTGAAAAGTCGCTAAAGGTATCAGTAAAAGCCGACTATGGCGACAGCGCCATGAACCTCCTGACCGGGGTCGACGCTGCCATCGATAGCGCGCTCGAACTGATCACCGACTACGACGTCACGCAGCTACCCCCAGTGATCCAACAGTTCATTGCGAATGTGGTCGCTGCGGATGCAACCATGGACAAGTTCATGGCTATGGCCGGTATCGCGGATCCTGACGAACAGTCTGGCTTTGACGATGGATCTAAGAGTCTCACGACGAAAGCCATTTCTGACAAGCCGTGGTCCGACTTCTCGCAGGCCGATTACTCCATTGAGCAATGGCGTAAGGCTTGTGTCGTCCACCCTGACGCCCCGTCGGACAGTAAGGACGATTACAAACTACCCATCCGCGAGCCGAATGGGGACCTGAACAGTAACGCTGTGCATGCTGCGGCGGGCCGTGTTCACGAGCTACAGGGGGCCAGTAAGGCCCAAGCGGCTAAAGCACTCATCAGTGCGTATGGCCAACTAAAGGAAGATCCGCCACCTGCACTTTCGCAGTTGGCAGGGGATAGCTCCTCAGACTCCGCCGCCAAATCAGCCGCGAATGCCGTTGATAGTGTCGCCGAAGAGAAGGCCAAGCTTGACCTACAGACGTCTTCATACAAATTCAAGTCAGCGCTAGCACACGCGCTGCTAGCCAAGTCACTTTAGGAGACATGTAATGTCACAGGAGCTTGCCGCTAAGGCGACTCTAACCAAGCTGGACCGTGAGCACCAAGCGGTAATCACGGACACCACCATGACCTACGCTGAGAAGGCGCTTAAGTCTGACGCCCTTCTGGCCGAGATGGACGCCGCGTCCAAGGTCATTCAAAATGAGCTACGCGCCAAGGGCATGATGGGTGGCGACGCTGCCGTTGAGGCCCAAGAGCAAGACCTTGCCCAACGCGATCGTGGCACCAAGGGCATCGGCCAATTGTGGGTTGAGTCGGAGCAATACGGCGCGGCCGTTAAGGCGGCTGGCACTGGCGGCTCTTTCCACCAGTCCAAGGAACTAGCCCTTAAGGCATTCAACGATGGTACCTATGACGGTACTCAGAACGTCTCAAACTACAATGGTACCGCTGGCCCGTTCCTGTACCCGCAGCAACTACCTGGCATCGTCGGAATCAACCAGATCCCGCTGAATGTGGAGGACTTCCTCCCAAGCGGCGCGGCTACCTCTCCCGTTGTCTCGTACATCATCGAGTCCGCGTGGACTAACGCCGCTGACATGGTGCTTGAGTCTGGCGCTAAGCCTACTGCCACTGTCGAGTCTTTCCAGCGCGTCAATGAGGCTATCACCAAGGTGGCCGTTCGGTGGAAGATCACCGATGAGATGCTGCAAGATCAACAACAGGTTAAGTCGTGGCTGGATAACCGGGGCGTCTTCGGCGTCAACCGTAAGGTTCAGCAACAATTGCTGAACGGCTCTGGCACCCTGCCTCAGCTGCGTGGCCTGAACAACCGCACCGGCTACCAGACTATCGTTGTGGCTGGTTCCATTGGCCTGGACACGGGCGCGTGGGCGACCGCCATCCTGACGCAGATCACGAACATCCGGACCAACGGTTTCACTGAGCCTAACGCCATCCTGGTCAACCCGCTTGACTGGGCCGTCGTGCAGGACCTGAAGGACAAGAACGGCCAATACCTCAACGGTGGGCCATGGGGCCGTTCCTACGGGAATAACGCTCCTAACGTCACCACGTTCTGGGGTCTACCGCTTGTCAGTACGCTTGACCAGCCGCAAGGTACCGCGCTAGTTGGTAACTTCTCAGACGCCCAAGTGTGGAACAAGCAAGGCATCACGGTTGAGCAGACCAACTCGAACGAGGATGACTTCAACAACAACCTGGTTAGCGTGCGTGTCGAGCGTAGGCTAGGCCTAGCGGTCTATCGTCCGCTGAGCTTCGGTAAGGTTACCCTAACCGCCTAATTGACTTGGGGCCGGTGGACCAGGCTACCGGCCCCATCCCTTCTCTTCTAAGGAAACAATCATGGCCCCTAGGGTTACTGCTAGCGTCCGTACTGCGCCAGAGGTTCAAACCGCTGTGCTAGTTGACGCGTCCACCGCTATTGCCACCTACAATGAGGCCGCAGTGGCCACCACGCCAGTCTATTCGACTGGCAAGGTCCTGCTGTCCGCGACCGTCACCAACTTTTCTGGCACCAACGTCGTCCCTAAGCTGCAACACAGCTACGACGGTGGCGTTACGTTCACTGACGTTGCGTCCGGCGCGTTCACCGCGATTACTGCCAACGGCACCACGTTCCTATCCGTGCCAGGCGTGGTCGCGCCGACCGTGCGTATCGTGAACACCTTCACCTCGGTTACCACCTGCACGCTCAGCGTGAACGCGGTCTTCGTTCAGAAGTAACAACCACCAAGGAGTGCCGCAATGGCTTTCATCTCAGATACTGACCTAGCGGCATTCCTTGGTGACCCTACGCTAGTGGGCGATAGCCAAGCCGTTCTAGCCGCTGCAATGGCTAGTGGCTACATCTCAGAGCTACTAGGAAACGCTGGTGTCGGCTCGGTACCCATCACGTTCACCGATCTAGTGATTGACGGCCCACGGTGCCCAAGTGGCGTGTTCGTGCTTGACGGGTTCCCAGTGACTAACGTCACAAGCGTAGCCATATCCCATCGCGATGGCACGTGGAGCGATCCGCTGGTGCGCGGCACGGACTACGATTGGAACTCCAACGGGGTTGTGTCACGCGGGACTCTGTCCCCTGATGCCACCGTGGGGTTCTGCTTTTGGCCCTCACGCATCGGCTCGATCAAGATCACGTACACCGTGGGCACAGGCGTCGTGCCGACTACAGTGAAGCTCGTTTGCCTAGGCGTGGCCGCGCGGTTGTTCAGCAACCCACAAGGCCTCACCTCTGAGCAGATCAGCGGGTACAACGTCAAGTTCGGCAACAGCGCCACGCCGTTCCTGGGCATGGATCGCAGCGAGACTGCCATGCTGGCTAATTGGATGGACTGGGGTATCGCGTGAGCATAGCCTCATATTACATCCTCCCCGTTCAAATCCTCCGTGCCCCGCTCATCGTAGACCGGTACAACCCCACCAGCGCCACACAGCGCGACTGGGCCCATGCCACTGTGGCTTGGACGGGCAAGGGCTGGCTAGCGCCTAAGGGCTCTCAGTCCGAGGACATGGCCAACAAGGAACAGAGCCTGGCGTTCTCATGGCTCTTCGTACCGCCTGCCGCAGCCCCGCTAGCCACCGACCGAGTGACCATCTCCGGCCTCATGTACCAAGTATACGGCGACCCTGTGACGGCCAACACACCACGTGGCCTACACCACTACGAAGTTAGGGTGATGAGCGTCAATGGCTAACACGTTCAAGA